CTGAAAGCCAACGAACTGGCCGTAACGAAAGCCACTGAAGCCGCTAAAGCAGCGGACGCGCAGGCAGCAGCCGTTAAGAGTGCTACCGGGTGGCAGCTGGCCATGATGAAGATAAAAGCCGCCGCCGCCGCTACAGCGACCATGTTAAAGGCCGTGTGGAGTACGGCGTGGCCTATGCTGCTTATGACCGTTATAACTGAAGTAATATCGCGCTTTATAGCTTATCAGAACAAAATAAGAGAAGTACGCCGGACAGCAGAACAAGCCATAGAAGAAATAGAGCGCAAAGCCACTGAAGCCGCTGCTGAAGAAGGTGCAGCCGTGGCCGCGCTGAATAAGGTAATACACGACAATACGGCAACACTGGAAGACCGCGAAACTGCCATAAAAAAACTTCAGTCAATCATTCCCGACTATACGGCCAAAATCAGCAAAGAGGGTGAAGTCTACGAAGAAAACACTGAAGCACTGCGTAAGTATAACGAGAAGCTGAAAGAAAAAGCCATCTTAGAGGGCGCGCAAACTTCACTAAAAGACTTAGGCAAAAAGATAGCCGAAAACCAAATAGCGCAGGGAAACGCGGAGCGCGAACTGGAACAATTCAGAGAAGAACAACGCCAGCGAAGCCGGAAAAACAGAGGTATTCCGGCAACCACAGCAGGCGCATACACGCCCGGAACCGTAATAGAAGCAATGGGCGACGCTGCAACTGTCAATGGACTGGAAGACAGAATAGCCAGCTTAAAGCGAGACGAAGCCAGTCTGCAAGCGCAATTCGACGGCATTACAAAGAAGTTTGGCGCAAAGCTGGCTAATATGGCAGAAGACGCTACAACCAACACCGGGGGAACTGGTGGCGGCGGTGGCGGCGGTACTGGTGACACTGGCGGCGACGACAAGCACAAAAGCGACCTACAGAAAGCACAAGAAGACTATACACGCAGTCTGCGAGAACTGGAAGAAAAGAAGCGGCTGGAACTGATAACCGAAAACGACTACCAGCAGCAGCTTTCCCGGCTGAATGAAGAAACGCTGCTGAGGCTACGCAGCAGTGACGACGTGGCCGCGCGGGAATCAGCGTTAGCCAAACAGTTAGAAGTAAAGGTAAAAGCCGACAAAGCCGACAAAGCCAGCCGTGAACTGGCAGAAGTGCAGGCCACCTACACACGCACACTGGCCGAAGCAGAACGCCGGAAAGCTAACGGCGCGCTGACAGAAGAAGCCTACGCCAAAGCAGTGATAGCCGCACAGACGCGCTTCATAGAGGCGGCAGCGGCCATAGACGGGCTGACAGACGAACAGAAGCATACTATACAAGTCATACAGCAGTACAGAAAGGCACTGGAAACGGGAGCCATGAACGCAGAACTGGCAAAGCAGCCCGGACGTGACCGCACATTTGACTACAAGCTGTCAGCCGACGAGATAGCGCAGACAGAAATAGCCTACCAGCTGGAACTGGCAAAGAAAAAGCTGGCAGAAATGAAATCGCTGGCCAGCGACATGACAGCGGAGATAGACGCGCAAATGCAGAAAATCACGTCTTTAGACGAGGCATTAAAGCTGTCAAAGGTACGCGCCGACATCAAAGAACTGCAAAAGGACTTAGCAAAGACAGAATGGAACAGCGTCAAAGATTTAGCCAGCAGTACAAACACCATCGTAAGTGCATGGACTAACTTAGCGGACACGCTTTCAGACGAAGACGCTACGCCATGGCAGCAGATACAAGCTATCTGGAACGCCATGACGCAGAGCGTGGACGGCATACTACGAATAATAGAAGCCGTGAACGCATGGACTGAAGCCAGCGAAACGCTACAGAAAGCGCAGGCCGCTGAAGCTGCCATGACACAGACGACCAACGCGCAGAAAGTGGCTGCTAACGCGCAGGGCATAGCCAGCGACCAAGCCGCCAGTGCAGCCACCGTAGCAAAGGCCACCACGGACGTAGCGGCCAACACTGCCAGTGCAGCGTCTTCAGCCGGAGCCAGTGCCGCAAAGCTGCCATTCCCTGCAAATCTGCTGGCCGTGGCTGCTGCCATAGGTGCCGTGCTGGCCATGTTTGCGGCCATTCCGAAGTTTGCAGGCGGTGGCGTGATACAAGGCGGCAGCAGTATAAATGACTTACAGCTGGCCCGTGTCAATGCCGGGGAAATGATTCTTAACGGTACGCAGCAGCGGCATTTGTGGAACGCCATTAACAGTGATAGGCTGGGCGGTGGCTTAGACGGCAAAAAGGTGATAGGCGTTTTGCGCGGCAGCAATATGTATTTGCTAATTGAGAACTACAAAAAGCAGGCTAAGAAGCCATGACACCGAGGGGGCAAAAGTCGCTGACGGTGACGTAATATAAAGTCAATATTCCATGACATACGGACTAAAATATACTATTCCATTCGCTTCGCTACGCGGCAACAGATACCGTGTAGAGATAGAAGAAAGCGGCTACAGCGGCACGTCAGTACAGCTTACTGGCGCGCCGTGTCCGCTGACAGTCAATATAGCAGACGACGCTTTTATTTATTCGCCGTTGAGGCTATCCACTGGCACCGTGCAGGTAGTGGGCGGCAGCGAACTTCAGAGCCTCTTTGCTACCGGGTGGCAGCAGTACCGTGTGACGCTGGTACACATCGACGGCGAAACGGAAAGCGTGGCATGGTGTGGCTTTGTGAGGCCGGAAGAATATACGCAGGACTACAGCGGCGGCACACAGCCGTTAGACATCGAAGTGCAAAGTGCCGTCAGTGTGCTGGAACAAATCAGCTACAAGGCAGCAGCGGCAGACGGAAAGCTGGGCTTTGTCAGCCTGCGTAGTCTAATAGGCCGCGCGCTGACGCTGGCAGCAGGCCGCTACAGCCGTGTGTATATTCCGCACACATTCGCCATAGATAACAGCCACTACGGCGAAAACGCGCTACTGCGTGACGACTGCCAAATATCAGAACAGAACTTTTTCGACGAAGAAAACAAACCAATGAACTGGCTGGAAGTGCTGGAAGAAATATGCCGCTTTGCGCATGTGACGCTTTGCGACTGGCGCGGTGACATTTGGCTGGCAGACTTCGACTATAAAGACGCATACGACGCATACAGCATAAGTAGCGCACTGCCACTGGTTGAGGCTAACGCCGTGAAGCCAGCCTATAAGAGTGTGCAGGCCATCGGCTACCATGGAAGCCAGCACACACTTGATTTGCTGGGCGGCTACAACAAAGCCACCATCAAAGTAAGTAATTATTCAGCGGCACAGAGCGGAAACAGTGCCGCCGTGCTGCCAAACGACGACATGGCCGCGCTGCCAGTAATAAAGTCATGGGAAACTGATATAACATATTCTGTAAGCAACAATCCGGATGCAAAGTGGAGTACCGACAGAGATACACACTACTGGCGCAGGCGGTGCGCTACTAAAATGCTGGACGGCATAAAGTGGAAGATACGGCAGTTTAAGCCTACACAGTACACCGTAGACGGTGAGCGCATTATGCACATAAACCCGCTGGAACATATAGGTGAAACGCTGTACGAGAAAGTGGAAGACATAGCACTGGCAGACGTGGCCACGACATACCAGCACCCAATAGGGCCAAACGACGGCTATCTGTACGCTTATCCGACCGGGCCAAACGCCGTGATATACGGGGCTTTCTTTATGCGCACAGCCGCCATTAAGTATGTCAGCGAGGGCCACGGCGAGAGAGTGGCCAACACTGGCGACATCACAAAGGACATTCAGCTGGTATTCCCGGACGACAAACTGGAAAGCAGTGAATGGAACTGGCAGAACCATCTGCTTATTCTGTCAGTAGGTTTAGGGCAACGGACGTATAACGACAGCTGGCAAATGGTAGGCTTTGCCGTGCGCATGGAAGAAAAGTCGCTGCTGTCATTTGCCAATGCCACGCCGGAAGCCACCTACCCTAACGGCTGGGTAAAGATAGAGGCCAAACAAGACACTGACTGGACGGCAGGCTTGAACGCGCGAAAAGGCGAAACCGTGAACATGTACTGTATTCTGCGTATCGGCACAAAATACTGGAACGGCACCAGCTGGCAGGCTGACAAATGCCACTTCAGCGTAGAGCTTGACGAGAACGGCGAGGCCAAACAGAAAGCCACGCCGGAGCAGATAGCCGCATTAGGGCCAGTAGACTGCTTCGCTGTGCCTATACTGGAACAGCTGCAAGGCAGCGTGGAATTTTCCATTATAGGAGCCAGCCGTAACATATCGCTGCAAAAGCTGAAACTGACATACGACATCATGGATAACGGCAGCGTGACAGCCGACGAGGGCGGCGACCGCATCTATACCAACGAAGTGAACGCTGACTTTATCAACGAAATGGACGAAATAGAAGCCAAGATAAGCAGCTACAACAATGACGGCACCTGCTTCAGTAAAGTAATGCTGGCAGGCCAGTACATAGAGAACCATCTATATGAGGGCGTGACGCACAGATACGTTAGGCCGGAAGAAATGCTACTACGCAGAATCATAAACCAGTACGACAAGCCGAAAATGAAGCTGTCACAGCAGCTACGGCAAAACGCCGGGCTTCTGCCAGCCGACATCATTACAGACAAAACACAGCCCGGCGCGCGCTTTGTGCAGACTGGCGGCGAAATAGACTACGCAAACGACACGGCCACCGTGCAAATGATAACATTTGAAGAATGAAAGACGTAAAAGTAATAAGCTATATTATCCCGGACAAAGGCCGTAGCAAGAACTTCAAAGGCGGCAGCGGCGGCACGACGATAATAAACAACGTGACCACTGGCGGCACTGGCAGCGAAACCAGTGAGGCCAGTGGCAGCGGGAAGTATGCAGAGGAAGCCGGAACTGCAAAATTTGCAGAGGAAGCCGGAACCGCAAAAGTGGCAGAACGTGCCAAAACCGCTGACAAGGCCGACGAGGCCACACACGCACAGACGGCAGACACGGCACAGACGGCAGCAGAAGCCACCAGTGCCGAACATGCCGACACAGCCACCAACGCCATACGTGCCGACATGGCCGACCATGCCAACAGCGCAAACGAAGCCATTCACGCGCAGACGGCTGACAGAGTGGGTGAGGCTGACCACGCGAAGACAGCCGACATAGCCGACAAGGCCAAGAACTTGACAGCTGACAGCACAGACTGGCAGAAAATAGACGGCAAAATAGAAGACGCTGAAAAGCGCGCTGAAAGCAAATTTTTGTCGAAGCTGAAAGACGACGCGGCCAAAGGAAAGATAACCTTTGAGGACTTTATTACGCTGGTGCGCGGCATGTGGCTGGGTGACGCAAAGATAGTGCGCGCCATTCAGAGCGGCGGCGACGTTGAGGCTGACGACACGGCCATTATGACCGTGGCCAAACTGATAGGCACTTTCCTACGCAAAGACACTGAAGACGAAACACGCTATCTGCTGAAGCTGCTGGGCGGTGCCATATTCGCATATCTGAAGACACCCGACTGGCAGGCTGGCGGCATGTTAGGCGCAGGCATAGGCATGTATAAGGACGCTGGCGGCTTGTGGGTACTGGAAACTGACAAGCTGCTGGTGCGCGTGAAAGCCATCTTTGAGGAACTGGAAATAAGACGGCTGTCATACGTGGGCGGTAATCTGCTGCTTTCCGGGGCAGGCAGTATCATAGTGTCAGTGGAAGAAAGAAGTGACTGCTGGCGGTGCGGACTGAAGAATGACGACGGCACTACGGCCACTATGAACTACTGGCGCGCAGGCGACCAAGCGCGCTGCCAGACATTCAACATCAAGGCCGGAGTGTACCAAAACGTGCAAAACCGCTACTGGTGGCGACTGGTGACAGAAGTGGGCGAAGACTACATAGATATTTCAAAGGCTGACTGCGAGGTTAGCAGCGACGCGCCAGCCGTGGGCGACCATGTGGTGCAGTTAGGCAACAGAACCGACAAGGAGCGACAGAACGCCATACTGCTGTCAGCCGTAGGCACAGACGCGCCAGCCATTACGCAGTATGCCGGAATAAGCAGCTACCGACTGGACGGTAGGCAGAAAACGCGCATCAGCCCACACGGGAATATCTTTACTGGTGACTTCTATCTGAATGACGGGCGCAGCCTCTTACAAGTCATAGACGGCAAAATTACCAGCGTAGTGACCGAAACCGTGCGGACGGCCACCGACAAAGACAACTACCTGACAAACGGCAGCTTTGCCACCGACTTGAACGGCTGGCAGGGTGAAGCGGCCACGCGCTATTTTGAAGTGGGGTCAAAGTATGTATGGGCCAACAAGTCGCCGCTGGCTAACAAGTTGGGGCCGGGGTGCAGCTGGACTACTGACGACGGGCACCCGGTGGCGCGCATAGCTGCCAGCAGCCTAATACAGCTGTCTGCTGACATGGCAAAGCACCCGGAAATAAAGACCGTAGACGAAAAGAAGCGGGCCGTGCCAGTGTATTTGTCGCTGTATGTGAAAGCCGTTGAGGCTGGCCAGCTGCTTATCAAGATAGAGAACGAAACAAAGACGGGCTTTGCCGACTATACGCCGCTGACATACTTAGAAGAAAACTTAACCGTAGACGGCGAATATTTGCACGTTGAGGCTACGGGCTACTGGACTGGTAGCGGCAAACTGACAATAGCCACTACTGGCGTGGTGTATATCCATAGTGTCATGCTGACGCTGAACGAATACGCCTACTACGAAAGCCGGATAGAACAGACAGCGCAGCACATCTTACTGGAGTGTCAGCGCATAGACGCAAAAGTAGACAGCAACACGACGCGCATAGGTACTTTGGAGGTGACAGCCGAAAGTATCACAGCGCGCGTGTCTGCTGTTGAAACCAAAGCAGAGGGCAACAGCACGGCCATAGGCCAGCTGCAAGTAAGGGCCACGGCCATAGAAGCCAGCGTGACCGCCGTAGACGAAAAGGCAGACGGCATAGCTACGCGCGTGGGAACGCTGGAAGTGACTGCTGACAGCATAACGCAGCGTGTCAGTGCAGT